ATAAGCACGCTTGGCAACACCGTAGTGGTTGCAGGCATCACAACGCAATTCATTATCTCCCCGCTGTCCGTTGTTTGCTCAATTATCTCAAAATTACTGATTTGAGATAGTGCAATCCTTTTACTGCGCAACTCTTCTGACAACTTTTCAGAACAAGTAACTAACTCACTTGTTCCGTCTTGGCGTGTTAAGGTTAACACCAGACGCTTGCTGTTGTCAATTAAGTTTGCTTTACTGCAAGGACGATAATTACCGCCTACGCCACAAACACTTTTGAGTGTGCCCAATGACACTCTGTCTTCTCTTTGATAAACTTTGAAGTTTAAAGCCATTTTTTATGGTTTTACGATTAATAATAGGGGGGCTACCCCCAATTTGCTTTTCATAAGTGGGGTTTTTGTTGGAAGTACCCCATCCTCTCATACATATGGTAAATTTCTGACTACCAAGGGATTAGGGGGGGCTTGTCAAGATGTAGCTTTACTATAGGGGGCTATTTGTCAAGGGATAGGTTGACTAAAATTTTGTGAGTGGTAAAAATAAATTTGGAAATCTCATTACAATAACAGTAACTTTGGGGTGGTGGGTGGGGCATAGGGATAATAAAAGCTGGATAGAAATGATGCATAATATAGCATTCACATAAATAATTGTAGTTGAATATGTTGTAAAGTTGTTTTATCTTTGTGGTAATTAAAGCATGGAAAACAAGAGCTTGATATTACAAAGAATAAAGAAGTCTGAATCAGATAGCTTCTCATTAGCACAGAAGTACTATTCTATATTATCTGCTGTTAATAGTTTAGGTCTTACTAAGAGAGAAATAGAGCTTATAGGGTTTGCAGCTGTTAAGGGTAATATGAGCTATGCTAATATTAGAGAGGAGTTTTGTGCCAAGTATGGAACAACGGGTCCTACGATAAATAACATCATTTCCAAGCTTAAGAAGTCTGGTATTCTGGTCAAAGATGGGACAAAGGTGAAGGTGAACCCTGTCATCCTCTTAAATTTCAGCAAGGATTTAACATTAGAAATAAAGCTGACACATGGATAAGCCTATTAGCCTGTCTGTTAAGGACTATTTGATTAGGAAGTTAGCCGTAAAGCTAATGACGCCAGAAAAGAATATTGAGGCTGTTATAAATCATCAGTTCCAAAGCGCTAATGAGGCGATGTATGTCAATAAGATGGTGGAAATCAGTGGGTTTGGGAAGTTTATATTCAACGACGGAAAGGCAATAAAGAAAATGGACAATTATAAGAAGATAGAAAAAGCCCTTCTTAACACCCTGTCACTACCTGATTTAACAGAGGCCAGGAAAAGAGCCACGTTGCTAAAATTAGGAACGACAAGGTCAAATATAGAGCTCTTAAAACCAAGAATAGATGAAAGCAATAAATTTTTCTCAACTTTACGAGGGGTGGAGAAATAATTTAGTGCCGCCTAAAAGAATCAGGGAAGCAATACAAAAGACCAGCGAATCTAGGCTCCTTATTTGTGAGGAGTGTTCGTGGCATTCTAAAAATTATAAAACGGTTAGACCAGACGCTCATTGCACACATTGTGGGTGTACGCTTTCTGCAAAGACCAAATGTCTCTCTTGCTCCTGTCCTATAAATAAATGGGAAGCGGTGGCTACAGAAGAAGAGGCAGAAGAACTAAAAAAACATGAAAAATAAAAAAGAGCTTAGGTTAAACAAAATACCCCTCAAGCTATTTCTTGAGGCTCTTGCAGATATTTACAACAGAGGGGTAGAGTATGTAGATATTATAGGTAATCCTGGAGAGGAACAGGATTCTATAGGACTAGCCATTAAAAAGGAGTATTTTTCAGAGCCTGAAGAAGAAGAAGAAGAGAAAAAAGATTTATCAGAAGAAGATTTAAACCAACTAATATGAATCCAGTAGTAGAAGCATGGGTGGTTATTGAAAAACTAGGAGCTCTAGTTGCCACAGCAGGTGTTTCAGAAGATGTAAAAACGCTAGCCAACGAGGAGATAGCTAAACTAATCAAAACTGTGGTTTCACCAGGATTAGACAGACTGTCTGCTGCAAGTGCTGGCTTGATAGTAAAATAAGCTTATGAAAAGAGCGAGTTATTACTCCCAGATATTGAGCATGTTACAAGATCTCCACAGGACCTATCCCACATACAATATAGGCAAGCATTTGTCTACAGCGCTAGATGGGTATGGAGATATGTGGGGACTAACAGACAGAGAAATACTATTTGCCCTAGAAGAGTATAAAGCCCAACTAGACACGGACGTTCCTCATACAGATGATGATGAAATAGATCAAATCATTAAAGATGGGATGAATCTAGATGACATTTTAACAGAAGAAGAAGATGGCGAAGATTATTAAAAAAACTACATACATAAATGCTGAGCTCGATTGGGCTGAGCAACAGTTACAAAGCTGGAAGGCTTATGTAGATGCCAATCCTCTACACGAACTAAAAGACCGTGTTGAGTGGAAACCAACATCTAAAGGAGGAATGATACCTATGGTGATTGCATCTATTGAAGCACAGGGTAAGTTCATCCAAGAAACGATGAAAAACTACCTTGCTCTTCTGGAGGTTGTGGAGAAACTGCGTGAGAAAGAAGAAGCTAGGGTGGAGGTGAGAGGAAGTGGAGAGTTGAGTTCAATGGCTGAAGACTTTCTTAGAAGCAGACGATGACGCAGATAAAAAGCATAGATTACAAAGACTGGTATATAAACCAGGGGCGTGTTCCTGACCGTGAGTCTGCTGAATATAAACAATTCTTTGACTTTCATAGGGATATATGTCTGAACGGTGCTATGATGAACGGGGTGTTTATTAACCCCTTTCTCTACTGGCACCTTAACATCTGGCATACGGAGGTGGATGTTATTGATGAGCGTGGAAGAATATCACAGAAATATACCAATCCCTTATTACGCGATAATGAGTGGATTGTAACAAACGAAATAGAAAAGGCTCAGCAAGACAAGAAAGGCCTAGAGTGGATTGTAACAAACGAAATAGAAAAGGCTCAGCAAGACAAGAAAGGCCTAGTGATACTAGGCATTCGACGTTTTGCAAAGTCTGTTTTAGAGGCTTCTTACATAGGGTGGGGCGCTACATTCGATGAGAATTCCCAGAATGTGATCGCTGGGTTGAATGCCCCCGATATAAAGCTGATCACGGATAAGCTGGACAAGGGCCTTAACTTTTTGCCTGAAGCATGGAGATGGCAAAGAGTTGAGGATAACTGGAAAAACCAAGTCACCTTAGGTATTAAGACCAAATCAGGAGAACGTATACCGTTCTCCCAGATACTCATTCGTAACCTGGATGAAGGTAACAATGAGGAAGCTATTGCAGGTACAAAACCACGTAAACTAATCATCGATGAGATTGGAAAGGGTAATTTTCTCAGAGGGTTTCAAGCAGCTGTTCCAGGATTTACAACTCCTTATGGATGGGGGTGTTCTCCAATTCTTACTGGTACTGGGGGTGATATGAAGCGATTCATGGATGCCAAGAGTTTAATGTTTGATGTAAACAACTTTAACTTTCTAACCTACAACAATGAAAAGGATGAGAAACGTGTTCATGGCCTTTTTATTTCGTATAAATATCGAATGGAGGCTAAAGAACAGAGCACGCTTGGTGCATTTTTAGGAGAGTGTAAAGAAAGTGATCTTCACAACGTTAAGATGCTGGTGAGCAATGAAGAGAAGGCTAAAAATATTACAGAGCACACACTAGAGCGTCTTAAAAAGGCTGGTGATAGAGTGGCCTATTTAAAAGAGAAAATGTACTACCCATTTGAGGTGGATGACATCTTCTTAAATGAGGACACAAACATATTTGATATAGAAGCAGCTAAACGTCAGAAAGCTAGACTGATTGGGCAAGGGCGTACGGGCACACCTATTATTCTGTTTCATGATGGAGAGAAAATTAGTCATGAGTTTACAGATAAACAACCCATCACCAACTTCCCTCTTAAGAATAGTGATCTGAAGGATGCTCCTGTAGTGATATATGAATTTCCTTTAGAAAACCCACCATATGGACTGTATGTAGCAGGAGTTGACCCCTATAGACAAGGACAAGCTGTTTATTCTACATCTTTGGGATCTGTGTATATTTATAAGAGAATGCACGACATAACGAGTGAGAAATACCAAGATATGTTCGTAGCTTCGTATTGTGCTCGACCTGAAAAGAAAGAAATCTGGGAAGAACAGGCTAGGATGCTCATCAAATATTACAATGCTAGAACGCTTTGTGAAAATGATGACATCTCCTTTATAGAATATATGAAATCAAAAGGAGATGCTCACTATCTAGAAAAGCAACCTGAGTGGTTAAAAGAGATAGTGCCTGGTACTACCGTCAGACGTGAGTATGGTGTGCACAGAAGCTCTGACAAAATCAGAGACTATCTGCACAATTGTTTGAAGAAATATATGGATGAGGTGATATATAAAGAGACAGATGCAGATGGAAATGTGACAAAAGAGTTCAAAGGTGTGTCAAAGATATTTGATCCTATGTTGTTAGAAGAGGTTATTCAGTATAACGATCAAGGTAACTTTGACCGTATCATTTCTGCAGAACTAGCTATTGCTCAGGCACTTAAAATGGATCCTATTTTAGGTAAGGTGGGAGGATCAGGTGATGCAAGAGTGAAGGCCCTCTTTAAACCAAACAAGAAAAACCAGCTGTTTACAGTATCAAGAGGATTATTTCAAAAGAAAAAAAGTAAATTGTTCATATAATGGCAATTATTAGATATACGAAAGATGCTACCATCAGGTATGCCTATCTTAACATCTTTCCTGACCAGTTTAAAACTGATAAGGAAAAGCAGGATGAGAGTTGGATAAAGAACACTATAGACTACTTTGCAAACAAATCCTATGCAGAGTATATAAAAAACCGTGACACCTTTGTTAAGAACTATGACTTAATGAAGGGTATTCTAAGAATGGAGGATTTCTATCAAGAACCTCAGGTGAAAAGCTTTACAGATGTATTAACAGCTGATTTACAGCTTCCTGCATATGTAAAGATGTATTCCATCATTACCACCCCTGTTAATGAGCTAGTTGGTGAAATAACCAAGCGTCCTGATACATTCAGGGTGAAAGCATTTGATGATGATAGCCAAGCTGAAGAGCTAGAGTTCAAAACTGGCATTCTCCAGCAATACGTTATTTCTCAGGCAAAACAGAAAATATTACAAAAAGCAGTCCTTAGTGGAGAGGAAATGGACGAAGAACAACTTGATGAGCTCACAATGGAGGATGTCAAAGATGTTCTTGATAGCTACACATCTGTGGCTGAGAAGTGGGCTAATCACGTTCTCACCTGCCAGAAGGCTGAGTTCAATCTGAAAGAAAAGAGCGAAGATGCATTTCGCGATTTGCTAATTTCTGCCAGAGAATTCTATCATATATATGAAGATAACTCGAAACTGGGATTCAATATTGAGGTGGCTAACCCCAAGAACACATGGTTTCTTACAACTCCTGATCGTAAGTGGATCTCTGATCCTACAGGTAGAGCACAGGGGGCGTATGCCGCTGGTACAGTGCAAGTTATGGAGCTTTCAGAAATCATTGAAAGCATCCCAGACCTCACCAAAGAAGAAATTGATCACCTTCGTTCATCTCTTCAAGACTATGGATTAATCAACGTACGTGAGTCCAACCTAGGCAATCCTAATGCGATTCCTGGTATAGACTCTGTAATGTATGATACATATGACCCCTTAGTTCTCCAAACTCGCATGATTATTGAATCAGAGATTAAAGAGAACAATGATGGACTAAAAGACTTCTTAGGACTCACATCTAATGTAAGCTCTTTTGGATATAAATATGTTGTTGTTCGTGCCTACTGGATAAGCAAGAAGAAGATTGGTAAGGTGATTTATATTGATGAGATGGGTAATGAACAGTCATTGCTAGTAGATGAAAACTACAAGGGTGGCACTATTCCTACAGAACAATCACTAGAATGGGGATGGATTAATCAGTGGTACCAGGGTACAAAGATTGGACCTGACATCTATCATGTTAAACCCTTCAAGCTTCTCAACTACTGTCCAATCATCGGTACAACATTTGAGGTGAAGAACACGGATGCTAAGTCTCTAGTTGATTTGATGAAGCCTTTCCAGGTGTTATATAATGTATGTATGAACCAGCTTTATAAGCTTCTTGAGAAAGAGGTGGGTAAGGTGTATTTGACATCCATTAGACATATTCCTGTTCCTAAGGATGGTGATGCTCAAGATGCATTGGATGTGTGGGAAATGGAAGCAAGAAACAGGGGTGTTGTCTTTATTGACGATAGCCCTGAGAACCTGAAGAGTCCTTCTAGCTTCAACCAGTTTAGAGATATTGACCTTACGCGTACACAAGAAATCCAATCTCGCTATCAACTAGCTATACAGCTAAAGAATGAATGTTGGGAACTTGTTGGTATGAGTAGACAAAGACTTGGATCTATTACACCTAGTGAATCTGCTACAGGTACACAGACAGCAATTCAGCAGTCATATGCTCAAACAGAACCTTTATTCATAGCACATGAGTATGTAATAGGTCAGCTCTATCAAGCTATCATTGATGCTGCCTTATATGTAGAGGCTAAGAAGCCTCAATCTACACTCAGCTACATTACGAGTGAGGGTGAGAGTGCCTTTGTATCTGTTAATGGTACAGATCTTAGATTTCGTGATCTGAAAGTGTTCTTGACAAATCGTCCTGAGGATACACAGATGTTCACTGAGCTTCGTGAATTGGCCCAACCTTTGATGCAGAATGGCGGATCTCTGTATGATGTAATTGAGCTTTACAGCACCAAGTCTATGAGAGAGATGAAGAAGGTGTTTAAAACTCTTCGTGATAAGCAAGATGCCATGAAACAGCAACAGTTGCAAACTCAACAACAACAAGTGGAACAACAGGGTCAGATTGCTCAAGCTCAGATGGAGCAAGCTCAAATGCAGAAAGAGCAGGAGATTACAAACGAAAACTATCAGAACGAGCTTGATCGTATAAATAAGAAGGAGATAGCTCTTATCAACGCTGAGTCTAAAACAATGGGTATAGGACTCCCTGATGTAGACAAATCAGGAATCCCTGATGTATTGGAAATCAGCAAGTTAGCTACAGAACAGTCTAAGGCAAGTCGTGAATATGATGCAAAGATTGCTGACATTGCTTCCAAGAATAGACTAGCTGCTGATAAGCTGGTTATTGAAAAAGAGAAGATAAAGGTGGCTAGAGAGAACATGCAAAATGATCTGGCTATAGCTAAAGAGAACGCAAAAGGAAGAGCAAAGAAACCTAAGAAAAAATGATGAATATCGAAGAGATAGCGGATACTGACGCCATTGAGTTTGATCCCACCCCTCATGAAGACATCACAGCCTGTATACAGGCTATGGGTGTGATTGAGGATATGGACCCTATTTTACTATCTGAAGGAGAATCTAAGATGGTAGAGCGCATCAGAAAGATGTCTCTCATCATCACTTACAAAGCTCTAAAAGAGATATTTGAAGCTAATCAATATGGAGATAAAAAACCCACACAAGGTAGAGCATAGGAAACTAGGAAAAGAAAAAGCGTGGGGAATTGCTTGGATGGAGGAAAATAAGATAACTATAGACCAAACATTAACTGGATATCGCTATCTTCTATATCTGCTTCACGAGCACTTCCATTTAAAACACCCTGATTGGAGTGAGACTAAGGTGATAAAAGAGTCCTCCTTAACAGCTAGATTCCTCTGGAAAATGGGGTTTAGACGGGTAGAGTTAAAGTGATTTAGTTAGAGTAAATTATATTAATGCTATATTATCTATAAAAATGATGAATATAGATATATAACTCTTTGCTATTCAATACCATTTACATATTTTTACATTTCATAAACCAATCAAAAATAACTACATATGGCTGAGAACGTTGATACGCAATCATTTAATTTCAGTATTCAGGACACTATGGAAATGGGTCTTGGTAATGCTGAGCTCTTAAAAGACCTAGTGGCTCCAGAAACCGCTAGTGGAAACCCTGATGACATCAAGGAAATTATAAAGGAGGTTGAGCCCCAAAAAGCTCCAGAACCTGCACCTCCAAAAGGTAAAGAGATTGCTGCACCTGCTGATGAGGCAAATGCACAAGAAACTCTTAAAAACTTCCTATTAGATGCTACAGAAGAAGAGCAACCGTCTGAAAATCAAGAAGTTACACCAAAGAAGGCAGCTCCAAAAGCTCCTAAAGCTGGTGAATTGAAACAAGAAGAAGCTCCTGCTGAAGAGCAGGAAACTACAGAAGACGGTACAACACAATTTGGTGCACTAGCTAAAGATCTATATAAGCTAGGTGTTTTCTCTCAAGACGAAGGTGAGGAAGATATAAATGTCTCTACCCCTGAAGAGTTTCTAGAAAGGTTCCAAAACGAGAAAAAGAAAGGGGCTATTGAGATGGTTAATAACTTCATTGGACAGTTTGGAGAAGACTATCAACAAGCGTTTGATGCCATATTTGTAAAGGGTGTTGACCCAAAAGAATATTTTGGCACCTATAACACTGTAGTGAGTTTTTCTGAAATGGATCTGTCAAAGGAGAATAACCAAGTGACAGTGATTAGACAAGCTCTCACTGACCAAGGATTTGAGCCTGATGACATTAATACAGAAGTGGAAAGGCTTAAAAACTATGGTGATTTGGAAAGTGTAGCCACCAAGCATCATAAAGTGCTTGTAAAGAAAGAAGCTCAGAAACTGGCTCAGATGGAGCAAAAATCTGAGATGGAGCTACAACAGAAACAAGCCATTAAAAATCAGTACATTAACAATGTTCAGCAAGTTCTTAACGACAAGCTGAAATCAAAGGAGTTCGATGGTATCCCCATCAATCCCAAACTAGCTAGCGAACTACAAGACTTCCTACTGGTGGATAAGTACAAAACAACGTCTGGAGAAACTCTTACAGACTTTGACCGTACCATCCTGGAATTGAAGAGACCAGAGAACCATGCAACTAAGGTGAAGGTTGCTCTCCTCCTCAAAATCCTAGAGAAAGACCCCACGCTTTCCACTATTCAAAAGACAGGCGTTACAAAAAAATCTAACGAACTGTTTGGGGAGGTAGCTAGACAAGTAACAAAGGCTAAGAGCGCACCAGCTCAGCAGTCTAAACCCAATTCATGGTTCTTATAAATTTCATTAAAATAAAAGAATAACAAAATGGCAATTCAAACAATTCCAGGCCTAACTGGCTTTACCTACGCTCGTGTAGCTTCTATGGACAAGCGTGCAGTTGGTAAATTAACAGATGCTAACCACCTGGAGAGCTTTCACTCAACAGAGCCTGCTGATTATGACAAGAAAATCATCAGTCTCTACACGCAGAGCTCTCTTTATAGCAATGACTTCCTGGACATGATTAACAAGAGCACGCCTTATTACATTGATAATAACAGCGATGCTTGGAAATGGCAGGTGGCCGTTCCTTACAAATTCCCAAAAATCATCGACGTTCCAACTAGCACAGCTGAGTTAAGCAAGCCTGGTATTGATGGTCAAGAGTTCCAATTGGTCCTTGACACAAACGAGTTCTCTAAGAACGCTATTGTGTCTGTAGGTTCTCGCCAGTATGGTCCTCGCTTTTACGTTATTAAGGACCCCGTTCCTTGGAACATGGGCTTCCTTTATAGCTTCACACTCGTGAGCGACAATCCTCAAGTGGATTTTGTTAGCTCTACATTTCTTCAGTATGGTATTGAGCTTGAGCTAGTAGATGCTGCAATCGGTGAATTCGATCAGGATTTATTAGGTCTTCCTCGTTTGGGAGAGCAAATCACTATGTTTGAATCTTTAGGTTCTGCATATGGTTTTGAGCACAAAATCACTGAGTGGGCTGATGACAAAATGCTGCGTGACTCTTCAGGACGTCCTTTGGATATCCTTGTATATGCACCTCAGCGTCGTAATCAACTTCCTTTAACTCGTAATGATGTTAAATGGGAGCCATTTATTGAGTTCTGGATGCGTAAGTCTATGCTTGAGTTGAAAGTTAAGCGTATGATTTGGTCTCGTCCTGGTACTGTTAAGACTAATGGTAGCAAGCAAGAACTTAAGCGTACTTCTGCTGGTGTTTACCACCGCATGCGTAACAACGGTAACCTGGTTCAATACAACCGTGGTGAATTTACTGCCAACCTGATTCGTTCTGTGTTTGGTGATTTGTTCTATCGTCGTGTGGATGTTAAAGATCGTCGTGTTAAAATGTATACAAACGAAGCAGGTTTTGACGTATTCCAACAAGCTTTGAAGAGTGATGCTTTGAACAGTGGTCTTACCTTTATGGCTGATAGCGGAGATCGTTATATGCAAGGAGAAGGACAACACATCACTTACAACTTTGCATTCGATGCAATGGTTACACGTGAAACAGGTCGTGTTGAACTTATCCACCTGAAAGAGTTAGATCTACCTCAAACTAATCTAGAATTCGGACAGAACAAGAAGTCTACACCTGTATTCATGGTGTTTGACGTATCTCCAATGTCTGATGGTTCTTTGGTTAATAACATCCGTGAAGTTCGTATGAAGGGTGCACCTTCTATGACTTGGGGATATATCGATGGAACTCGCCACCACTTAGGCTTTGCTAAGTCTCAGGGTATGAGCTCTGCTAACAAATTCCCAGGATATGAAATCTGGATGAAGGATCGTTGTGATGTATTCATTGAGGATTTGTCTCGTACAGTTCTTATTGAGGAAATCCCACAATTCTAATAAGAATACAGTTCACACTGTTCAACCTACCGAGAAGAGATTACCCTCCACTTTCAGAGTGGGGGAGCTCTTCTCGAACAGAGATGGGAGACAGGGCGATCTCCTGTTTGCCATGAGGTTCAGTCCTCACATCTCTGCAAATAAACCGAATAAATAAACTACATATGGGCAAGATTGGAAAAATCTCAACAATTAAGAAAGAGTATAACAACGGACAATTACAAACAATGCAAGGCGGACTTGCTTTGAGAGGGTTCACACGCATTCCTGGAACAGGAGTGTTTAAGTATCCTTACAAAGAATTAGATGGTCAGTATAGAACAGGACTTGATCCTAATGCTGCTTACATCCGTCGTATCCAAGATCCTCTAGAGAGAGAAATGGAAATTGAACGTGTTAAAGCACTAAAAGAAAAACTAGAAAGTGCTTTGGGAAGTATTAAATTAGATCCTCGTTCCCAATTCTGGAACTATGGACAGTCTACATCCTCACATGATACACTACATGTGCAACCTGTAAAACTGATGGATGGAGACAACTTCTTTGACCTTAATATTCCTCTTCAAGAGATTGCGTTCTCTTGGTTACGTGTACACCCCACAATTGCAAGCTCTTATCAAGCTTGGGAGCGTGGTGAGTTTCCTGCTGACACTCAGTTCTATGTAGCTGATGATCAAGTGGAAAATGCTGTACTGTTTAAGAAGAAGCAACTTATCAACAAGGCTATTGTCAAGTTTGACACTATGACCCCTGAGAAGAAGAAAAAGGTAGCACGTTTGTTGGGACTGCCTGTTACAGATAACACTACAGAAGAAGCTGTGTACAACCAGGTGGATAACCTGTTGAAGCAGACAGAGTTCAAGAGCGGTAAATACCAAGGACTCTCTCCTGTAGAAATCTTTAACAGATATGCAGACATGAAAGAAAACTTGCTCCATATTAAAGACTTGGTGAAACAAGCAATCACCCATTCTGTATACAGAATTAAACCTAGTGGTAGAGTTTATGAGGGTGAGTTTGAAGTAGGTAAGGATGAAGATGATCTAATTAAAACACTTGCTGATGATGAAAATCAGGACATGCTTCTGACTCTCGAAGGCAAGCTGAAAACTAAGAAACTAGCTGCTATATGATATCTGTAGATAGTTTATTATACAAAATCGACCAAAGACTAAATAAACTATCGACCAATGTTCATCAGCAGATCAACCTTGAGGACAAAATCTTAGCTTTAAATGAGGCTCAGATTAAGCTGATAAAGCAGAAGGTTGATGGTATAAGTGTGGTTAGTGGGTTAGGTCTCGATGCTTTTAAGAAGCGTTACGAGGATTTACAAAGCTTAGTGATAAGTTATAATCACCAGCCTCTCCAACTAAACCTAAGAAACTTAGAACTAAATCAATGGTTTGCCAATTTACATCTCCTGGTTCCTAAGTACATGTTCTATATGGACGCGTATATAATAGCTGATAAAGGGAGGTGTAAAGACAGAAAGATCTGGATTAACAGAGACCTGGCTAAACATGGTGATCTTCAGTTCATTCTGAATAATGACCACTACAGGCCTTCTTTTGAATACCAGGAAACGTTTAACTTCCTGTCCTCAGATGAGATAAGCATTTTCACAGATGGCACATTCACACCTAAAGACATTTATATCCTGTATATGAGATATCCTCAATACATCGATAAAACTGGATACACAAGGTTTGATGGTCAACCCTCTGTAGATTCTGACTGTGAATTGGAAACCTATTTAGAAGACGAGTTGCTAGACTTAACAGTACAAAACCTAGCTATGTACACTGAGAATCAATCTGCTGTACAAAGCTCCATGGTGAGAATTCAAACGAACGAATAAATTTTTCTTAACATTTAAAATAAAGCAAAATGGCTGATTTTTCATTAACTACGCTCTTCGTAGTTCCTGTCGATAGTGGTATTGCCGATAGTGGATCTACGCAAGACTTAACCCCTGGACAGGTGGGGATTTTTAGAGCAAACTATGCTGTTGCCACTGCTGGTAACGTTGCTGCTTCTCCCTACTTCTATGTTGCTCAAGGCCGCACAAATACCTATCTGCAAGGCTCCAAGCGCTCTGACAAGATCAAAGGATGCCCCACTGCAAACTGTAACAGCAATGTAACTGAGTGGTACAAAACTGTAGGATGTCCTACAGCTGCTACACAAGTTACTGATGTATCTGGATGGAATGCACAATGTGGTGATATTCTCACCCTTACACTTCGTGCTCACTCTAGCTACATTGACACATTGTATTTCAACGGTTTCACTCGCAGTGTAACTGTTCAAGCTCCTTGCTGTGATTGTGGTGGAGATCCTTGCGCAGATGTAGATGTACCTGCTCTTATCGATCAGTTCATCTATCAATTGAGTCTTCAGGCTCCTGGAGACAACCCAGACAACATTTCTTTTAGCACATTCTATCAGTTCCAACGTATTGGAAATGACCAGAATGCAATCCTCCGTATCACTGGTAAGCCTCTGACTAAGTATGGCCAGCCTTGTGATGTGGCAGCATTCCCTTGGGAGTATGACCGCATGTGGTTCCGTACATTCGTGTACAGTGGACCTGCAACCACAGCTGACTTCATCGTAGCTGATGCTTGTAACATTGTAGCTGAGCCTATAATCATCCAGCGTGCTTCTTACCCCAGCGGTACATCTGCTGAAATTACTCAACTGGAGAAGAACTTCTACAGCTACCAAGCTGGTTACTTGAAGCACCTCTACAGAATGGTGGGTTACAACGAAAACTTTGAGAGCTGGGTGAGTGATGGTAAAACTTACAATACCTTCAACATCCGTTTCAATGAGTACAACAAATCTGAGTATCAGTGGGGTGACTACATTATGGAGGATAGCAGAGTGATTATTGCTGTTGCAAAAGGATCTCAGGAAGAAACTGATCTTCAGGATATCTTAGAAGCAGCTCTGGGTGCTGTGGCTGGTGATAATACATGTGTTACCACTACATCCACTACAACCACTATATGGTCCACTACTACTACCACATCAACTTTGATTCCGTAATAGTAGGACAGATATAGAAACATTCATATTAACCTAAGCCAGAGGTGAGAGGATACAAACTCAGATCCTCTGGCTTATTTATTTAAACAACATGTCAGATTTGAAATTAGACATACTAGTGATTCCTACGTATAACACTCTTACGCTAGGGGTTGCTGATGCTTCTGTCTATCCTACAAACCCTCCTGTTGTTTCTGGAGCCACGATTGAAATTAATATTCCTGGTTTTGGTGTTGTATTAAGACCATTTAGTGTTAATGACTTCAATGTTTTCAACTCTTCAAACTTAGGCATTACAGCACCAGGGGTGGAACAACCACTTCCTGACGGTGTGTACCATTTAAAATACTCTGTAGCCCCTGCATACATAAACTTCGTAGAGAAGTCAATTATGCGTGTTGAGAAGCTACAGGAAAAGTTTGATGGAGCTTTTATGAAGCTTGATATGATGGAGTGTGATAGAGCTATCAAAACACAAGCAAAGGTGGATTTAACATCTATTTATTTCTTCATCCAGGGATCTATAGCAGCTGCCAACAATTGTGCAATAAATGAGGCAATGAAGCTATATGCTCAGGCAGACAATATGCTTGATAACTTCTTGAAGAACAATTGTGGATGTTCTGGAAACAACTACGTTATAAACTTCTATTAACATGGCAAGCTGTAGTAAATGTGGAGCTAAATTTGGGTGTGGATGTCAACTTATAAATGGCCTCTGTGCAGCCTGTAATGCAGCAACACAACAAAGCAAAAACTTTATAAGAAATGTTATCTCCAAGGCTCGCAAGCTGTCCAGAATGTGCTAACATACCTTCTCTGATTGCAGAGATAGATTGTAAGATTGCCAGTCTGGCTAACAACTTGTATAACAACGTTGTATATATTCTTAACCAACCTGTTCCTGGTGGAACAATGTTGGACCTCCTGAACTACAGGAGAATTCTTACGTATAAGTATTGCAATCCTAATTACAATGCTGCGTTCACTGTGAACATGATTGCCAGCAGAGTCAAACTTCTAAAATTTAGATAAAAATGTCTTGTTCTAATTGCTATAATGGATGTACAGAGATTGTTTCTGATCAGTGTGTGAAGTATACAGGTATTGATGTTCCTATTTTGGGAATCAAAAGCGGTGATTCTCTTTCATATGTTGAACAAGCACTGATTGCGTTTCTTACATCTACACTTAATGGTACAGGTATAAAGTTAGATATTAACCCACAAATTATTTGTGAGATTGTTAACAAGAACTTAGTAGCCTGTGAAGACCTCACTCTCCCCAACGTTATCAATGCTCTTATCAAAGCTGTATGTGAACTAGACGAAAGACTCACTGCTCTAGAGGGAGACTTTGCTGCTTTGGAAGGACCTTACACAATCGGATGTCTCACAGGTGTAACTACCACCTCTGGAACACATGCCATCCTTCAGGCAGTGATTACAAAACTTTGTGCACACATTGTTGATTTTGATGCCTTTGTGCTAGATGTTGAAACCAACTATGTAAAGAAGTCAGAGCTGTGTACTCTAGTAGCAGCTTGTACACCACCTGCTCCTCCTGCCGAATATAAGGACAGAATGGTGCCTTTTACAGTGGTAGAATACTATGGTACAATATCTGGTAACTTTGATGTTTCTGGTGCAGGTATTGGGGATTGGGATAAAATCTATCTCTGTAATGGTAATAATGGTACTCCTGATAAAAGAGGACGTGTACCAGTGGGTGCTACAACAGGTATGGGTGGAGGACCTCTCAATCCTGCTGTTGATCCAACTCTTGGTAATCCTTCTTACACATTAGGTGGAACAGCTGGTTCTAATACAGTGGTACTCAGTACTGCTCAGATTCCTGCTCACAGTCACACTGCTACAAACGTTTTAACAGACCCTGGACATACTCATTTTACAACATTGTCAGGAGCTCAGGTGACCATCACTGCATCTACTCCTCTAGCAAAAGAAGCAACTTATGGAGGTAATAGTAGTTATCTTTTAGCTGGTGCAACAGGTGTTCCTGATATTGGTATCACTGATTCTAAAACAACTGGTATCACTGTAGCCACTACTAACAGTTCTACAGGAGGTGGATTAGGACACAACAACTTCCAGCCTGGTCTTGGATGCTACTACATCATGTATATTCCTTAATAGTTTAAAATCATTATAATGTCTTGTTGCAATCAACCTAATTATGCTCCTGTAGACCCCTGTAATATTCCCTGCACACCAACAGATAATGTGTGCTACAGCGGTCCTAACCTACCCTGTACAGAAATACATACATGTGATACAGTCACTGTATCTCTACAAAAAATAGATGCTGAGGTGTGTGATTTGCAGAGCCAAATTACAGCTCTTCAAACTTTGGTGAATAGTTTAACCACCACCACAACCACCAGTACTAGCACTTCTACCACCACTACAACAACAACAATTGCTTGTCCTTCTTGTGAATTCTATTCTGTAACTAACGCAACAATCACTCCTGTAGATATTGTCTACTATGCATGTGGAGGTATTCTTACAAATGCTACAGTGGGAAGCTTTAGCACCGTGTATGTTTGTGCTTGCGTAGACACATTGGTGATACCTCCCACTCCAGGTGTATCTTCTGCTAATATAGGAGCTTGTCCCACAACAACAACCACCACTACACTTCTGTGACTGTAACAATAACATTAACGACAGCTGGAACTGATACAGGCCCATTCAATCTCTACTCGGATGTTGATGGGTTTGTATCAGCCTTTGAAACAGGTGTTTCTAAAGCAGCTCTATTGGCTGGCTACACCACCACAAATGTGCCAAATGGTACAACAATTGTGAGGGTGATGTCTGCTAGTGAGCTCTGCACTAATTTTATAGATATTATAATCAGTGGCGAGTGTACAACCACTACCACCACTTCTAGCTCATCCACCACAACTACCACTAGTACTTCTTCTACAACCACGACTACATCATCAACTAGCTCCACTACTACCACCACTACAACAGTTGAGCCTACAACTACTACCACCACTACAGAAGCTCCTCCAGATTGTACAGACTATAGTGTAGTTGGTACTCCTTCTATTAGTATAGAATGGTTTGCATGTTCAGGTGAATTCTTAACACAAACTGTAGGTTCAGGTGGTATACAAATATGTGCTGAAACTGGAACAGTAGTTCAAACTGGAGGAAGTGGAAGCATAACAGCTTCAGGACCTTGCGGACTATAACATATTAAAAAACCCTGTTTGTTGGTTTTCAGGGCTTCTCCTGGGGGTTTCTACCTCTGGGAGTTTTTGTTTATAACATAAAATGTTATTATAGATAACAGAAAATGTTTAAATAATTTGGGAAATATCAAAAAGTTTCGTACCTTTAGGCCAATTTTAACTAAACAAAATCATAAATGCCTGAAAATCAATCTCTTCTGCACCAGCTAGAGCAAATGCTCCACTGGAAAAAGAGCAAGAAGTTCTATGCAGAAAAACTACAAATCACTGAGGATGAGGTGGATGCGTTGATTAAAGAACTAAAATCTGCAGAAGATGCAGAGAATGAGGCGGAAGTTGGAAACTATATTGGAGAACTAGAAGAACAAGTTGTAAGATTTTTTGAGGATGT